TGTTCTTTCGTAAGTTTGTACCGGCACGGCTGACTGACAATCCCCATCTGATGGCAGACGGCCAGTACGAGGCCATGCTCAGATCGCTCCCAGATGTCGAACGAAAGCGACTTCTTGAAGGGGATTGGGACGTGGCAGAGGGAGCGGCCTTCCCAGAGTTCAGCCGCACCAAGCACGTCGTAGAGCCGTTCGAACTGCCAACCAACTGGCCGCGCATACGAATGGCCGACTACGGTTACGCTGCACCCTCATGTGTTTTGTGGGGCGCAATCGACTGGGACAACAACATTTGGATTTATAGAGAATTATACGAAAAACACTTGACAGCGGAAGAGTTAGCCGCTAAAATACTATCAGCGGAACAACTAGACCCCATACCTCACTACACGGTCCTTGACTCGTCTTGCTGGAACAAGACAGGTTTTGGGCCATCAATCGCAGAGGTAATGATGCGGCAGGGTGTTCGTTGGACTCCAGCAGACCGCAATCGCATTCAAGGCAAAATGGAAATACACCGTCGCCTAGCCGATGATCCATACACAGAGGAACCTCGCATCCGCTTCTTTTCTACGTGCAGCAACATAGTCAAACAGATTGCTGGCATCCCGCTCTCCAAAACAAACAGCGAAGACGTAGACACAAAGGCAGAGGATCACGCATACGATGCGTTGCGCTACGGAATGATGACACGCATGAGCGGGTATGCTTCCATACACAAACAACTGGGTGCGATAAAGAATCAAGTCCACCAAGTTCAAGACGAAGTATTTGGGTACTAAATGGAAACCGAACAGTTTAAACAACTAGCAGAATCCGGTGAGTTGACTATGGGTCAGGCGTTAGATCACGCTATGACTATGCCTAAAGCTGGTTCTAGAATACAAGATTTGAAAAAGGCTATTGCGGCTGGAAAATTAGGAGACACCACTCTAGACACTCCTTTAAAAGAAGCACTTAATAGTGAAAGTTTTTTAAGTAACGTAGATACTCCACGAGCAAATTATTACGTTGGAGTACAAGGGTTTGAGGGTGCGTTAAAAAAAGCATTTATAAGAGCAAAAATTCCGTACTTGTCTACGTTAGGTCTTGAAACAGACTTAACAGATATTTTAAAAGGAGGAGGGTATTCTGAGGGACAACTTAGACGAACTCGTTCAATGGAAGCCCTTATTCCTTCGGGGGATCTTGACGAAGCCTACGCCGATGCGTTTACAAATATGAGTGCTGATAAAAATATTAGTGATGACACAAAACGATTTTTATTTTTTCACAAAAACACCATAGTTCGTGTTGACACTGTTTTAGGAGCTAAAGCTACAAAAACTACTCCTGCAAAACCTCCTGCAACATTAGCAGATATAGTTATAAGTAAAGACCCCAATACAAAAGAATTAACCGTAACCTTAAAAGGTGAAAAACGAGTAAATAAAACTAGGCTAGATGTTACTTACAAAGGAACTATGGCTGCGTTCCTAAAAGAACAGTTTGATATATCCAAAGCCGCAAACCCCGGAAAAAAATTAAAAGACATAAAACTGTTTGACACCACAAAAAGTAAAACAGATGCTGCACATAACAAACACATAAAGCCAATAGTAGAAGAACGATTTCCTACACAAATACCCGTCGATCCAAAGAGTGGAGAATCCGGATGGCGACCTACAGATATTAGGTCGGCAGTTCAAGATCAATTAGAAAAAGAATTTGAAATAAATTTTGCACTAGCTGAAGACTTTGCAGGACACAAAGTAAAAGATGCGTACAAATCAGCGCAAGCAAATCCAGCTAAGATTGGAGAGATTGCAGAAAATCTCGTTAGACAAACTGCAAAAAATTTAAATACCCCTACGACTAATAGTGTAATTGCAGCTAAGTTTGGTATTCCTACTACGGTATTTAATGCGGAAGGCACGGCTTCATTTCCAGCATTAGTTGAAGATTATCGCGGAGCAGGACAAGCTCTTCAACCTGCTGTGCCTTTAACTGAGGCACAAAAAGCTGAAATGGATGCGTCTGCGTTTTTATCCGCTGAAAAACAAACTGCTAAAGCACTAGACCTTCAACAACAAAACATAGAAAAAGCAGCAGCACTAGATGTTGATAAAGCTAGGGAAGGAATTGAAAGACAAGACCAGCTTGCTGCCCTAAGACAAGAACAAAAAGACATAAAACAAGCCGCTAAAGTAGCAGAAGCTGATGCTAATTTTGATACCTACCTAGATGATATGGCGGAAGAATACGGTGTTGAAAAGGCTGATAAAGGCATAATATCTCGTGCTACTGACGTAGGTGGAAAAGTAATAAGAGGTCTTTTGCCTGTAGCGATAGGAACAAGCACCATAGCGGCTACTAGAGAAGCAGAAGCACAAGGAGCATCCCCGTTTTCCGCTGCAATGCAAGGGCTGGCTGCAGGGGCTTCAGAGGTCGTTGCCCCTCCCGGCATGGCATACAGTGACGCACCCTTTCGTGAAGAGCAACGAGCCACTATGCCCGCTGGATCAGGTCTTGGCCCCCGAACAGATGTAGCACCACAGATGGACGCAATGGGGTATATCAAACCAGAGTTTGCGCCGTACCCGATGGAAGCTGCTCCCCAACCTAACATCCCCGATCCCGCACCCTCTGCGCCTGATATGGCTGCACAAGGGTTCGTACCAGTTCCCGAAGCCCGCGCCAATGCGATGCGGGGGGAAGCAACCGCGATGGATCAAGCACCATCGTTTCTTTACGGCGGCGTAGTCCGCTAAACAACCCAACAAACGGAGGCATACATGCCCGGTAATAACTACAACTACGGCGCATCGTACATTATGAACGCAGACAAGACAAGCGTTGATAAAGACGAAGGTGCATCTTCACTCTACCGCGAAAGCCTAGAGTTTGACACTCGTGTCCAAACAGGACCGATGATCGAAGCAATGCCAAAAAAACAAACCAAGCCTACGGTAGAAGCTTCACTTTTTAAAATGGCAGACGAACGCGACTACTAAGGAAGCGATATGTCCGATAACTTTTTGGAACCTGCGGACGACACCGCCGTACCAGTCTTTGAACCCGAAGAGCAAATGCCGGGTTTGGCTGCGTATGTAAAGGCACGATTTGACGACGCAGAAAACGGACGGTTTTCGTACGAGCAGCGATGGCTGAGAGCGTACAAAAACTTTCGTGGCATTTATGATTCTACAACACAATACCGTGACAGTGAAAAGTCAAAGGTGTTCATCAAGATTACCAAGACAAAGGTGCTTGCTGCGTACGGTCAGATTGTAGACATCCTTTTTGCAAACAAAAAGTTTCCATTGGTCATAGAGCCAACTCCCATACCAGAGGGTATAGCAGAGTTTGCCCACCTTACTACTCCGCTAGATCAAATGCAACCTCCGGAAGACCCGTACGGATTTGAGGGTGATGGTCGTGAGTTGCCGTTTGGTGCCACGCAAGCTACCCCTGCCTCTGGCGATTTTTTGGGTGGACTAGCTAGCCAGTACGGTGATGCACCCCTGTCTGAAGGCCCAGCCAAAATGGGTGAGCCACAGATTAGCCCTGCACAAAAGGCTGCACTCAACATGGAGAAGATGGTTCACGATCAGCTTCTTGATACACGTGCAGTAAACGTGCTTCGTAGTTCTATCTTTGAATCCGCTCTGCTAGGTACAGGAGTTGTAAAGGGTCCGTTCAATCACTACAAACGGGTACACCGCTGGGAAAACGGACCAGAGGGACGAGTGTACAGTCCGTACGAGCGTATTGTTCCTCGTATCGAACACGTATCCCCGTGGGACTTTCATCCTGATCCCTCTGCTACAAGCATAGACGATTGCGAATACGTAATTCAACGACACCGCATGAACCGTCAACAACTTCGTAACCTTATCTCACAGCCTCACTTTTACGCTGACGCTATTGAAGAGTGCCTTGCAAAAGGACCAAACTACGAAGACAAGTATTACGAAGACACCATTCGTGAAGAAGAGACTGAGCCGTACGTCGGTGACAGTCGTTACGAAGTTCTTGAATATTGGGGCTTCCTTGATGCCAAACTTGCACGAGAAGCGGGACTAGACATTCCTGCTGACATGAGTGAGTTTGAACAGGTACAAGTGAACGTGTGGGCATGTGGTACCCTGATCCTACGCTGCGTTATGAACCCATTTACGCCAGCCCGTATACCTTACCAAGTGTTTCCATATGAAATCAACCCGTACCAAGTGTGGGGTGTTGGTGTTGCAGAGAACATGGAAGACGCACAACTGCTGATGAACGGCCACGTTCGCATGGCAATTGACAATCTGGCGTTAGCTGGTAACCTAGTGTTTGACGTGGACGAAGCGTCACTTGTTCCCGGACAAAACATGGATATCTTTCCCGGTAAGATATTCCGCCGTCAGTCCGGTGTAACAGGGACGGCAATCAACGGCCTCAAGTTTCCGAACACAGCACCTGAAAACATTCAGATGTATCAAATCAGCCGACAACTTGCTGACGAAGAAACAGGTTTGCCGTCGATTATGCACGGTCAAACAGGAGTAACGGGCACGGGACGCACAGCATCTGGACTGTCTATGTTGTTGGGCGGAGCAAGTCTGTCCCTTAAAACGGTGATTAAGAATATAGACGACCAGCTTCTCAAGCCACTGGGTGAAGCGTACTTTCAGTGGAACATGCAGTTCAACGAAAGTTCCCCGGAGATTGAGGGTGACCTAGAGATTAAACCTCGTGGTGTAGCTGCAGTGATGCAAAAGGAAGTACGCAGTCAACGACTAACTACACTGCTACAGACAGTATCCAATCCGATGCTGGCACCGTTTATCAAAATACCAAACCTCATGCGTGAACTGGCTATTGCACAAGACATTGATCCTGACAGCCTTGTGAACGACATGAACGAAGCACAGATTTTTGCAGAGATGTTGAAAGGACTAGCCAATGCTCAACAAGAAGCAAGCCAGCAAGGTCAGCCCGCTGGTGGCGAACAAGGAAGCGTGGGACAGTCTGGAGGAGTACCTGCAGGAGCAAATCCGAATGACGCTTCGGGCGTTGGTGGCGGCACAATCGGAACTGGAAGTGTTCCGGCTGCAGGGGAAGATAACTTCACTGGAACAGATCAAGGGATTGAAGGCTGATTATGAAGCTGCGGTGGATGTAAAGAATGGCTAATGAGTTTTTAAAATCAGTGGTAGACCTCGCTGTTTCTCCTCCAGAACGTCCGTCAGTAGGAACTCCTAGTCCATACGAGGAAGATGATCCTGACCGTCGTCACGAAAAGTTTGGGATAACACGGTACACTGATCCGGGTTACTACAAGTCTGCGGGACAAGTTGCGGGATCAGATGATCGCAGCGGTTCTAAATTTTATTCTGGCACAATGGGAGTGTCCGGTTTAACTGGTAGTGTGGCTGATAACTTTGTAGGTATGCCCAAAGGTCTAGGAATGGGCTTGAGCATGATGGGTGTATCCGGCTTTGGCGTCGGAGCCATGATGAGCCTAAAGAATTTAAGTAATATTGAAGAAAAAATGAAAGCGGGAGAAGCTGGTTACGGCGTTGGAGTGTTTAACAATCGTATTATTGGTGTTTCTCCGGGATTGTTTGGAGGGTACACTTTGTCTGGTGTTCTTCCAGAGGGATTAACAAATAAACAACGCCAACAACTCATTGACAGTCTTTTGGGAATTTCTGCTGGTCAAAATCCTCCGGGTGATGACACTGACGGAACTCCTCCGGGCGATGACACTACTCCGGGAGATGACGGCGATCCAACAACACCTCCGGGATACAATCCTGATCTTCCGTATGACGGATACAACCCGTACCCCGATGAAGGTAATAGACCCACACCT